TGGGCCAGCCCATCCAAAATCCGCTAAGACTTCTAGCGGATCAGTGATAACGATTAGTTGATCGGGGTCAAACACGAGCCCACAAAAAGATGCTTCCCATAGTTTCTCAAACTTTTGGATTTTGATCGTCAGCCCAAGCCGTGCGAACAAAGTATCATCAATTTTCTGGTCTCGTTCGAATTTGAACAAACCATCGTCGCCTTCGACAACCCCTTTGACGTCGCTGCAGCCTTTCCGCTCAGCCATAAACAACATGAACATCAGATTCGAAAACCCGTTGCCCAATGACGTACACATTTCACCCGACATGCGGGTGGCCTCCAATAAGACATAGAAATGCTTAAAGTTACACCGATTCTCGCCTGCAAGCACCGCCCGACACAGCTCTCTAAACTGATTTGCAATGGGCAAATCTTGAGCCATGTAATCATACAGTGTGAATTCTACCGCTTCCATGAGTTCGGCGATGAATAGAGCTTCAAAAGCTGTATAATCTGTTGCGTAGAACTTAGAGCCAGGAGACGAAAGCATCTCGCTAATATAGGCCGCTCGGTCCGCAACAGGGACATGTTTGATGAAACTCGGGTGCTTGTAGACTTCCGCTTCGATTGCTTTGAAAATGGGGCCCACCATGACTTTGAATTCGTCTGATCGGGCATTAATCGCGCGGCCGTGTTTGTACTCTGGATAAGTTTCATCCTTCTGGAAAGAAGAGCAGAAGTAGACGCGACAATCGATTTCAGTCACGTCCCATAGATTTCCGCACTCCTCCCAGGTTTGCATCAGTTCCTGTTTCCTCCAGTCAGGATACTGTGTCCCCAAGAGCCAAGTGGGCACTGTTAGATCTGTGTGAGATTCCAGGGGTTTTAAATTTTTCTCACACCAGCGTCGGGTATATACCTTAATAAGGGCGACGAGCTCCTTACGAGGGGTAGGCGGTTTTATAGCAAACCGTTTGCATACTCCAGCAACCATTGTATCTGCGTCAGCCGGATCAGGATGTGGTGCCGCCGCACCAGCTACGTGACAACCTAATGACACCGCAACCGGTGGACGCACTGTCGGATCGACAATGCGCCCGATTTCATATTTCAAAATCTCGGCCGACTCCTTGATCGGAGTCAGTTTCGCCAGGGGTACTTCCCCATACCTGTATCCGTACGCCAGCATACG